ACTTTCGATAAAACTTTTGCTATTGATGAGATAGTGGAAGAAGCTTATGAGCGTATCGGGCAGCAAAATGTTTCTGGATATCAACTTAAATCTGCAAGAAGATCTCTCAATATTCTTTTTCAAGAGTGGGCAAACAGAGGACTTCACTATTGGGAGATAGCAAATAATAATATTACACTAGTTGCAGACCAAGCTGTCTATACTATGTTTAGATCATCTGACGATGGTACATCAGATGCAACAGCTGTATTTGGAGTTGATGATGTTTTAGAAGCGTCTTTTAGAAATAACAATGTTGATTCACCTCTTACAAAAATAAATAGATCACAGTATCAGGCGTTATCTAATAAAACAGCTACAGGTCAACCTACACAATATTATGTTCAAAGATTAATAGATAGAGTTACAATAACTCTATATCTAACACCTGGTTCAGATCAAGCAGGTAAGTTTATAAATTATTATTATGTTAAAAGAATTCAAGATGTAGGAGATTATACAAACGCAACTGATGTCCCTTATCGTTTTGTTCCATGCATGTGTGCAGGATTAGCTTACTATCTTGCAATTAAAAACGCACCACAAAGAGTTCAAGAATTAAAATTATTGTATGAAGATGAATTACAAAGAGCTTTAGCAGAGGATGGCTCATCATCTAGCACTTATATAAGTCCTAAAGTTTATTATCCGGAGGCATAATGGCATTATCTTCAGGAAAATTTGCAAAATTTATATCAGACAGATCTGGACAAGAATTTCCATATTCAGAAATGGTTATAGAATGGAATGGTGCAAGAGTTCACATATCAGAATTTGATGCACAGGGTTTATTAAATGCTAGACCTGCAAGAACAGAACCTGCAGTGGCTAGAGTTTTAACTTTAAACCCGTTTAAAATTACAAATGGTTCTACAACCGTAAATGTATTTGAAGAAAACCATGGTAGATCTACAAGTGATACAGTAAGATTTAGAAATGGAGAAGGTTCTTTTGGCATAGCTACAACGGATATTAATAAATCTGCGGGATTTACAATCACTAAAGTTGATGCTAATAATTATACATTTACAGCTGCTGGAACAGCAACTGCAAGCACAAACATAGGAGGAGGAAGTTTATCGGCTGGTCCGGTAACACTATCAGCATAATGGCAGGATTTACTTACGATAATTTAGTAACTGATATTAGAAATTACACAGAGGTAGATTCTAATGTATTAACTGCAGCCATAGTTAACAGAATTATTGAAGATGCGGAATTTAAAATATTAAGAGATGTTCCAATTGATGCATATAAAAAACAACAAATAGGTAATTTAGTTACTGGACAATCTACAATTAATACACCTGCTAAAACTCTTTTTGTAAAAGGTATACAGGTGTATGATTCAACTTCCGTAGCCACTGGATCTAATTCTTTTTTAGAGAAAAAAGATGAAACCTATTTACAGGAATATATTCCTGCGGAAACCTCTACTGGAAAACCTAAATATTACGCTATGTTTGGTGGAGCTACGGGAACAACTGATACCACTTCTGGAAGAATAATGTTTGCTCCTGTTCCAAATAGCACTTACAAATTTAAAATTCATTATGAGACTATTCCAGATGGATTATCGAGCTCAAACACAACTACATATATAAGTCAATATTTCCCTAATGGCCTTCTATATGCGTGTTTAGTAGAAGCCTATGGTTTTTTAAAAGGTCCGATAGACATGTTGACACTATATGAAAATAAGTATAAACAAGAGGTACAGAAGTTTGCTGCAGAGCAAATAGGTAGACGTAAAAGGGATGACTACACTGACGGCACTGTCCGTATAAAAGTTCCTTCTCCGTCACCGTAGTAACTAGGAGATAAATTATGGCAATAACATCGGCAGTATGCACAAGTTTTAAAGTAGAACTTTTAAAAGGAGTTCATAATTTTAGCGCATCAGGTGGAAATACTTTTAAGATAGCCTTGTATACAAGTGATGCATCTTTAGGAGCTTCTACAACAGCGTATTCAACATCAAACGAAATTACTAACACATCAGGTTCAGCGTACTCAGCAGGAGGAGCAACGCTTACAAGTGTTGACCCGGCTGCTTCAGGCACAACTGCAGTTTGCGATTTTAATGATGTTAGTTACACAAGCGCAACTTTTACGGCAAATGGTTGTTTAATATACAATGATTCAGCTTCAGGTGATCCTGCGTGTGTGGTTGTAGCATTTGGCGGCGATAAAACTGTAACAAGTGGAACTTTTACAATTCAATTTCCAACAGCAGACGCAAGTAACGCAATCATCAGATTAGCATAAGGAGTAACGACGGATGTCCGTTACTAGAACATACACGGTAACGGTGGTTGGTGGTAATCCGTCCAATCATCCATATCATAATTTTGGTTCATCAAATAAATATGCCATCGATGGTTCAACGGCCACAGCAGATGTAACTTTATATATTGCTGAAACAGGAACATATCGTTTTGATCAATCTGATTCTTCTAACTCTGGACACCCTTTAAGATTTTCTACTACTGCAAACGGAACACACTCAGGAGGCAGTGAGTATACCTCCGGAGTGACCACCAATGGAACACCAGGTAGTTCAGGAGCATATACTGAAATAACAGTGGCTGCTGATGCACCAACCTTATATTATTATTGTACAAATCACTCAGGCATGGGTTGGACTGCAAATACACCAGCTGCAGATACGTGGGGAGCTTTAGGTTGGAGTTCAAACCTTTGGGGAACTAATGAAGAGTTTGTTGTAGGTTGGGGAGCTAAAGCATGGAATGATGGTGAATGGGGTGAACTTAGTGATCAAACAGTATTTCCAACTGGTCAATCAATTACCTCCTCTCTTGGAGATCTTATTACTTTTCCTGAATCAGGTTGGGGTAGAGATACTTGGAACTTTGAGTCTTGGGGCTTTAGTGGTCTAACAGTAGAGTTAACCGCACCTGATGCGATGACATCAGATTCAGGTCCTAATGGTTGGAGTAATGGAACCTATGGTGAAAATAGTTGGGGAATGTTTACTTTAAACCCTGCAGATGTAATGGGTTTAACAGGGGTGTCTTCTACTTCAAGTGTTGGTTCTGTATCACATGTAATTAGTGCATCTTTTTCATTATCTGGAGTTGCTATAACTTCTGGTGTAGGAGCAATCGACCCTGCTGCAGCAATTGTTGGTCCAACAGGTCAAGAAATAACTTCTGGTGTTGGTTCCATCTCACCAGCAGATGTAATTGGAGTAACAGGAGTTTCTGCAACTTTTAGTGTTGGAAGTCTATCTATTGGAGCAAGTCCTGTTATAGATTTAACAGGTCAAGCAATAACCACATCAGTTGGAGCAATAGATCCATTAGCCATTGTCCAAGGTTTAACAGGACAATCATTTACAGCTAGTGTAGGATCAACCACTGTTGCTGATATAGCTTTAGGTTTAACAGGTCAATCTGCAACTGTTTCTGTGGCTGGATTTGGAACTGCAACTGGCTTTGGAATTCAAGCATATCAAGCTATTGACACAGGTTCCAATACAAGTTATACAAACGTAGCAGCGTAATAGGAGATAAAAATTATGGCATCAACATATACACCTTTAGGGGTAGAACTTCAGGCAACTGGTGAAAACGCCGGTACATGGGGGACGAAGACTAATACTAATTTACAAATTATAGAACAAATATCTGGTGGATTTACTCAACAAGCATTGACTAGTGGTGGAACAGTAACATTATCTGTTTCAGATGGGTCAACTGGTGCAGTTTTATCTCACAGAATGATAGAATTCACTGGAACATTGAGTGATAACGCAATTGTTACAATACCTTTAGATGTCCAAACTTTTTATTTTTTAAGAAATTCTAGCTCTGGAGCTTATACAGTACAATTTAAATATGCATCAGGTTCAGGAGACAGCTTTACTTTTTCAGCTACAGACAAAGGAGATCAACTTGTATTTGCTACAGCAAATGATGGAACAAACCCTGATATCATTACTTTAGCTTTTGGAGATGGAGATGTCACAACAACTGGAACACAAACTTTAACAAATAAAACTTTAACTTCTCCTAAAATTGGAACTAATATTCAAGATACAAACGGAAATGAATTAATTACTTTAACAGCTACAAGTTCAGCTGTTAATGAAGTCACTTACGCAAATGCTGCAACAGGAAATAATCCATCAATTACAGCATCTGGAGGTGATACAAATATAGGTTTGGCTTTAAAAACAAAAGGTTCTGGAGTAATTCAAGCTGAAGATAGTGGTGGAAACGTTTCTGCTGTTAAAATCGCAGGAAAAGAAAGTATGTGGATACCAGCTCAGGCAATGTATGGTCCAACAACTAACCCTGCAGATGCAGCTCAAGTAGAAACAACAGCAACAAGACCAGATTTAAAAGTATTTGATTTCGATGCTAGTACAAAACAATACACACAATTTACTGTGGCTATGCCTAAGTCATGGAACGAAGGAACAATAACTTACCAAGTTTATTGGTCACCTTCTACTACAAACACAGGAAATGCAATTTTCGGTTTACAGGGCGTGGCATGTGCAGATAATGATACTATTGATGTCGCATATGGAACAGCTATTAATGTTACAGATGCTGGTATTGGAACAGTAGAAGATCAACAAATAACATCTGAAAGTAGTGCAATGACAGTTGCAGGTTCTCCTGCAGCAGGTGAACAAACTTACTTTCAATTATTTAGAGATGCCGCAGATGGTAGCGATACTTTTACCGGAGAATGTAGAGTTCTAGGAGTAAAACTATTTTATACTACTGATGCAGCTAACGATCTGTAAGGAGTATAAATTATGGCAAGTTTTGGTTATCAAATCTTAGGTTTTGGTGGCGGCGAATCTGGACCTTCACCTCAATTTACATGCGCAAGCGGTGGAACAGAAACTACAAGCGGAGATTATAAAATTCATACATTTACGGGGCCTGGTACTTTTAGCGTTGCTAAAGCTGGAACTCTACCGGAGTTTCCTGGTTGTTCTTCAGCAGGACCAAACACAGTTTCATATTTAGTTGTCGCTGGTGGCGGCGGGGGTGGAGGCCCTGCAATCGGAGGCGGCGGAGGGGCCGGAGGATTTAGAGAAGGACAAGATATTCCAGGCTCTTACACAAAAGCCCCTCAAGGAGCAACTTCAGGTATAACCATAACAAAAGGAGCTTTCCCAATTACAGTCGGTTGCGGAGGAGTTGGTGCAAACCCATCACCTCAAACAAGTACAAAAGGATCAGATTCAGTATTTTCTACAATTACATCCACTGGTGGTGGATCAAGAAACCCTACTCCAGATGCTAATGGAGGATCAGGATCGGGTGGTGGACACCAAAGTGCCGGAGGATCAGGAAACACACCTCCTACAACTCCATCTCAAGGGAACAATGGAGGATCAAACGGCCCAGGACCTGTTAATGGTGGTCAATTCGCTGGAGGAGGCGGAGGCGGAATTGGTGGCACAGGATCTACATCTTCGAGTGGAGGATATGGATCTAATGGTGGTGCCGGTGGTAGTGGAACAGCAACATCAATTACTGGATCACCTGTTACATACGCAGGTGGTGGAGGCGGTGGAGCTTTCAATGCACCTGGAGATCCAGGCGGGGCTGGAGGCCCTGGTGGTGGTGGAAAAGCTGGTGGTTTTAATGGACCTAATGCTGTTGCGGGAACAGACGGACTTGGCGGCGGAGGCGGCGGTGGCGGAAACCCATCTGGCCCGGCTGCTACTCAAACAGGACAATCAGGAGGATCTGGGGTTGTAATAATTAGATACAAGTACCAATAATTATGTCTTATAGAAGTTTTGCAAAAATATCTGAATCTAATATAGTTCTTCAAGTTTTAATTGTTGATGACAATTGTCCAAACGATGAAACTCAAGCTAAATATTATTTAGAAAAACACAATAACTGGCCAAGTGATTTATGGATACCATGTGCAAACAAAAGTGAACATAGCCATGGAAAAGCTGGTATAGGTTGGACTTGGGACTCAAGTTGTCAAAAATTTTTTGGCCCACAACCTCACGCTTCATGGACAAAAGATACTACAAACGGAGTATGGGTTGCTCCTTTAACTAAACCTACATTGACAGCAGACGAACAAACTCAAAATAATAATGGTAGTAAAATGTGGGCTTATGAATGGGATGAATCTGCTTACCAAGCTGATAATAATAATGGTTGGGTGTTAAAAGACCATTTAGTAGATCTACCTCTCTAATTGACTTTTTAGTTACGTTCTATATAAAGAACAAGAAAGTTTATGAAAAAGAAAGTATTAAGTGAAGTTGATTTATTTTACGGTGATGTTTCAATGCCAAAAGGTTTTGAAATAAATAAAGATGTATTAGTAATAGATACATTTGTTTCAAAACATTTAAACAGGCCGTTTGATTTTTCTATAATTTGGGATATGTTAAATAGATATGTGATAGACCACATAGGAGCTATTTACAATATTTCATTAAGTAATAAAGACCATTGGGGTGATATGTATACCCCTCTTCAAAACAGTGAACCGCTTTTACAAATAGACAAGCTAGATTTAAAAGACTCCCCTGATTATGTTCTGCTTTATGGAGTAAATGTAACAAATTGTAGTGTTAGAATTTATTATGAAGACAATAGACGAAAAGGCAGAAGCTGGGATATGCCTTTAGAAAACAATAAATTTATAATGTTTCCTTCAACGTGTGAATATTTTATTTTTAATAAACACACAGATTTTTTAAACACTATACACACTATAACTTACTATAAAATATAATGAAGTGGTTAACTTGGAATTGGACAGATATTTTATCTCAAAAAGATATAAAAGAAATTAATAAAATAATTAAGAAACACCCTGTTAAAATAAAAGATAAACCAGCAAACTCGATAAAAACATCTAAAGTAAAATTCGTTCTTTATGGTCATCTTAGATCTTGTTTAGATAAATGTTTACAAGAAATTTACAAATCAAACGAAATTAATTTTAATAATTTAAATATCTATCCTTACGAAAATGATAGGCATGTCCATTGTAATACATACAATAAAAATTCTCAGTATGATTGGCATATAGACGCTAATGATCAAAATGATGATTGGGATATAAAATACACTGTCTTAATAAATACTTCTGAAAAAAAATACACAGGGGGAAAATTTAAAATCTTTGTTAATGACAAACCAAAACATTTTAAATATTTTGATGAACCTGGAAGTATGATTATGTTTAGATCACATATTCTACACAAGGTTACTCCAGTCACATCAGGAGAAAGAAAAACATTAACTTTGTTTATTACGGGACCAGGATTGAAATGAATATATATAAAAACTTTTTAGATAAAAAAGATTTTAAAAATTTAAAAGATAAAATAATGGGAGACTATATGCCTTGGTTTTTTAATGAAGGTGTAAACCAATTCAATGATAAACACTTTCAATTTACCTTTACTTTTTTAAAAGAAAATAAAAAAAATTGCTTAGATGAACATTTTAAAATGTTAGAACCTTTTTTAAAAAAAATAAAATTTAACAAATTAAATAGAATAAAAGCTAATCTTTTGACTAAAACTAATAGAATAATAGAACACGGAATGCACACTGATCAAGATAAAGGAACCACAGGAATCTTTTATATTAATAATTGTAATGGTTACACTAAATTTGAAACTGGTGAAAAAATTAAAAGTGAAGAAAATAAATATATAGAATTTAATTCTGTTTTAAAACACACAGGTTCATCTTGCACAGATAAAAATAGAAGGGTTGTAATAAATTTTAATTACATATGAATTTAAAAAATTATTATTGGTATTTTAAAGACGCCTTGTCTCCACGATTTTGTGATGAAGTAATTAAGTATGCTTTATATCAAAAGGAAATGATAGCTAAAACTGGTGGGTTTGATAAAGTAAAAGATTTAAATAAAGATCAGTTAAAACAATTAAGATCTAAAAGAAATTCAGATGTGGTTTGGTTAAATGACAATTGGATTTATAAAGAAATAATGCCTTTTGTTCATACAGCTAATGTAAATGCAGGTTGGAATTTTCAATTTGATCATACTGAAAGTTGTCAATTTACTAAATACAAATTAAACCAATATTATGATTGGCATTGTGATAGTTGGAACCAACCGTATAATAGACCAGGGGGGATCGATCATGGTAAGATTAGAAAGCTATCTATGACTTGTCAACTAACAGATGGTTCAGAATACAAAGGCGGTGAATTAGAATTTGATTTTAGAGACTATGATCCACACATGCGTGATGAAGAGAGTCATTTAAAAAAATGTAACGAGATTTTGTCTAAAGGAAGTATTATTGTCTTTCCTTCATTTGTTTGGCACAGAGTTAAACCAGTAACATCAGGCACAAGATATAGTCTTGTAGCATGGCATTTAGGAGAACCATTTAAATAATGTTTATATATGAAGATAAAATAAACAAAAAAGTGTGTTCTTATTTGATAGATACGTATGAAAAATCAAAAGATAAAGAAAGTATAAAAGATGGATATACTAAAATGAATCAAGTTGTCTTAAACTCATACGATCCTGTTTTAGAACCATACTTAAAGTATTTAAGTAAAATTAAAGATAAATTTAGAAAAAAATATATTTATATTGATAAAACACAAGCAACATGGAATTTATTTCCTAATATAAAAATTCAAAAATATAATCCAAAAGAACATTATGGCGGTTGGCATGCCGAAGCGGAAGGTGTTAAAGGGAATGAAAAAAGAATTTTAGTTTTTACAACATATTTAAATACAATTAATAAAGGTGGTGAAACAGAATTTTTTTATCAAAAACAAAAAATAAAACCTATAGAGGGCAAAACAATTATTTTTCCTGCTTACTGGACACATACTCACAGAGGAAATATAACAAACGAAACAAAATATATAATCACAGGATGGTATACATATGTCGACTAATTATTATTTTCCTACACCTATATTTTCAGAGTATAGACCAGAATATGTAAAATCATTAAACAAAGCTTCTAATAAATTTATTAATCAAGCTAAAAAAAATGAAAAAAAATATATTAATGAATATGGAGATTTTGGCAGGAGCTTTCATTCTACACCATTAACAAAAGAAAACGATTTTATAGATTTTAGAAATTATGTGGGAAACAGATCAGTGCAGTTTTTAAATGATATGGGTTATGACATGTCGGCTTATGAAACTGCATTTACTGAGTTGTGGGTGCAAGAGTTTGCTAAAAAAGGTGGTCATCATTCAGCACACATACATTGGAACCAACACGTATCAGGTTTTTACTTTTTAAAATGTAGTGATAAGACATCCTTCCCTATATTTCACGAACCTAAAACTGGAGCTAGAGCTACAAAATTAAAAATGAAATCAGATATTACAGGCGTATGGCCAGGCCACGAACAGTTTCATTTAAAACCTAAACCAGGAACATTAATCATATTTCCAGGATATTTGGAACACGAGTTTTCAATAGATCATGGCATAGATCCTTTTAGATTTATACATTGGAATATACAGGCTGTGCCAAAAGGAATAAATAATGACCAATGAAAGAAATACACGAAAATATTTTAACTGAAAAAGAACGACAAGCGTTGCTTAAGTTTATAAAAACAAAACTAAAAAATTTTAGTGATAGGCACCCTGGTCTTCAAAGTGACAATAATTTACACAAGTATGAGGAACTAGATATTTTTTTAAAAAAAATAAAAAAATACTACGCACCCTATAAAGTATTTTCCTGTTGGGCTTTTTATAGTGAGGGAGACTCCATATGTTGGCATGATCACCATAAAGAAGAAAAAGCTGTTTGGTCTTTTGTTTATTATATAAAAAATGAAGATGGTATAGGAACTATGTTTAAAGACCCCTCTATTAAAACTTTTGATAAAATAGAATACAGTTGCGGTAAACAAAACTCTTTACTTAAATTTCCAAGTGATGTAATACACTCTGGTCCAATAAATTATAAAAAATTAGAAAGATACGTTGTGTCATTAGATGTAAAATAATATGAGTTTTAAAACAAAAAAATACACAATCATTAAAAAAGCAATCAGCCGAGACATGGCTATTTTTTTATGTAATTATTTAGTTATGAATAAACAAGTGTATGACACTTGTCTTATGCATAGATATTTATCTCCTTTTGAAAGGATAATGGGTTTTTATGAGGGCAAAGAAGAACAAATTCCTGGAGCTTATTGCACTTATGGAAATGTTGCTATGGACACTTTAATGTTAAAATGCCAACCAAAAATGGAAAAGGCGACGGCACTTAAATTATATCCAGCTTATTCTTATGCAAGAATTTATTCAAAAGGTGATGAACTTAAAAGACATAAAGATAGATTTAGTTGTGAGATATCTACGACCATGAATCTTGGGGGTGATGATTGGCCTATCTATTTAAAGGATGCAAATAAAAAAGAAGTGAAAGTTAAATTGAATCCAGGAGACATGTTAGTTTATAGAGGAGTGGAGTTAGAACACTGGAGAGAAAAATTTAGAGGCAAAGAGTGTGTTCAAGTTTTTTTACATTATAATAATGTTAATACACCTGGAGCAAAAGAGAATATGTTTGATAAACGTATACATTTAGGACTTCCTTCAACGTTTAAAAAAACAGACTAAACCTGTTGAATTAGCGACTAATCTGATGTAATAGCTAATAAACAGGATTTTATATGCTACAGAAAATAGGATTTCAACCAGGTATCAACAAACAAATCACAGAAACCGGGGCAGAAGGCCAATGGACTGATTGTGATAATGTTAGATTTAGATACGGTATACCTGAAAAAATAGGTGGCTGGAACCAATTAGGAGCTCTTAACGCTAATGAATTAACAGGTGCTGGTAGAGGGCTGCATCATTTTGTAAATACGGCAGGTAGAAGATATGCGATTATTGGCACTAACAGAATATTATACGCTTTTTCTGGTGGTGTATTCTACGACATACACCCTATTAAAACCACAACAACACTTACCAATGCGTTTAGCACAAACAACGGCGACGCGGCTGTAACAATAACTTTTCCTACAGCTCATGGTATAAGTCCAAATGACATAATTTTATTAGATAATTTCACAACCATAACAGGTTCTAATTTTGGCGCATCTGATTTTGATGATAAAAAATTTATGGTAACTTCTGTTCCAACAGGGACAACCTTAACAATTACAATGCCATCAAACGAATCAGGATCTGGTGCAACAACTTCAGGTGGTATTAGAGTACAACATTATCATCCTGTGGGCACAGCTGTTCAAGAAAAAGGTTTTGGTTGGGGTTTAGGTACGTATGGTGGTGAGGACACTGGAGCGGTGACAACCACTTTAAACGGAGCCATAGACGCAAGCACAACAACTATAGTTTTAACAAGTGCCACACAATTTCCAAATACTGGAACTAGCTTTGTATTGATCGGAACAGAGATGATTCAATACACAGGTGTAAGTGGTAATACTTTAACAGGTGTAACACGAGGCGCTAGAGGAACCACAGCTGCATCTCACAGCGATGGTGCTACTGTTACTAATGGTACAGATTATGCTGCATGGAATGAGCAGACAGAAGAAGGTTTGGCTTTGGATCCTGGTATGTGGTCACTAGATAATTTTGGTGACAAGGCTATCTGTTTGATTCATGACGGTCCTGTTTTTTCTTGGGATTCTAATTTAGGTAACGCCACAGAAACTAGAGCAAGTATTATAACAGGTGCACCAACTGCATCAAGACACATGCTAGTATCAACACCGGATAGACACTTAGTATTCTTTGGAACAGAAACAACTATTGGAGATACATCTACACAGGATGATATGTTTATAAGATTCTCTGACCAAGAGGATATAAATACATATACACCTACAGCAACCAATACCGCTGGTACACAAAGGCTGGCCGATGGATCACAGATCAGAGGAGCAATCAGAGGTAGAGATGCAATTCTTGTTTGGACTGACACAGCTTTATTTACACAACGTTTTGTAGGTCAACCTTTTACCTTTGCCTTCTCACAAGTTGGAACACATTGTGGACTTGTTGGACAGAATGCATGTGTAGAGGTTGATGGTGCAGCTTATTGGATGTCAGAGAATGGTTTTTTTAGATATGGTGGTAAACTAGAATCACTACCTTGTTTGGTAGAGGATCATGTTTATAACGATATAAATTTAGCATCTGGTAATCAAATGGTATCGGCAGGATTAAATAATCTATTTGGTGAGGTTATATGGTTCTATCCATCAGCTACATCAGATGTAGTTAACAGACAAGTTACTTATAATTATTTTGATTCATCACCACAAAGACCTGTGTGGACTGTGGGCACACTTGCTAGAACTATGTGGAGAGATTCCGCTGTTTTTGGAACACCACATGCATTAGAATACACTGCAGGTAACGATTCATCTTTTGATGTTGTGGGCAACACAGAAGGTCGAACTGCATATTATGAACATGAGAAAGGCACAGATCAAAATAAAAATGGTACTATAACAGCGGTATTAGCAAACATATCTTCTGGAGATTATGATATAAGTCAGAGAAGAGGTATTACAGGACAATCAACTGGAATAGCTGATCTTAGAGGAGATGGTGAGTTCTTAATGAAGATAAGAAGATTTATACCTGATTTTATATCTCAAACAGGAACGACAAGAATAACATTACAATTAAAAAATTATCCAAACAGCACACAAGCTAGTTCACCTCTTGGACCATTTGATATTACATCAAGCACGACTAAAATAGATACAAGAGCTAGAGCTAGAGCTGTGTCACTAAAAATAGAAAATACAGCTGCTGATCAGAGTTGGAAGCTCGGAACATTTAGATTAGACATACAACCAGACGGACGTAGGTAATGGCAAAGATTACACAGATTATAACCAGACCATCGCAAGAATATGATTACACTGTGGCAGAGGCTCAGGCCAGAGATTTAGATGGTATAGTTCAAAAATTAAATACAACATATCAACAAGATTTAAAAGACGAGGTAGAAGCACAAAACTTCTTTTTAAATTAATGGCAAATAGTTTTAAAAATAAAAAGGTAGATTTAACAACAACCGATCTTACAACACTGTATACGGTGCCTAGTGCTACAACAACTGTCGTAAAATCATTGTTAGTATCAGAGGATGCCGGATCAGGAACCACGATAACCATAACTTTAGTAAATTCTAGTGATGCTATATTTAATCTATTTAAGGATAAAGCCATAGCATCCAAAGCAACGACAGAACTTTTGACTCAACCTCTTGTTATGGAGGAGGGTGAAGCATTGAAAGTACAGGCTGCTGACGCGAACGAGCTGCACGTCATAGCCTCTATATTAGAAATACAGCCAAGAGAGGTTACAGCATAATGATTGAACTAAAACCAGATAAGATAATAGAAAAGATAACTAATAAGAAAACAGGCGAAGAATACAAGGATGATGCCGATTGGAAAGCAAAGGGCGTATCCCCTGATGATATTAGAAGAGATGTTACTGTGGTGATGCCTAGCCTTGATTTTTTAAGTAAAACAAAATAGAATAGATAGATGGCCATAACAAGATCACAACAAGCAAAACAGATGTTACAAGACGGCGGTATGCTAGTCAAACCAGGATTTGGTGGAACTAGACAAGGATATCGTGGTCCTGGTGGTTATCAAGGTGGTAGAAAAGACACTGCCCCAGGAGCAGCTAAGGCTGGACCAGTTGAAAGAGGCGGTGGTAGAGATCCATCAAAACAATATCAAAAACCACCAACATTAAGTGAGGCAGCAAAAGAAAGATTAAGGGATCAAAGAAGCGAGGCTAGATTTCAGATTACTCCTTCTACAAGACCAAGAAATAGAATTATATCTGCATTAGCAAGTTCGTTTGTTCCATTTGGAGGTTTTTTATTTAACAAAGCAATAGATAGACAAGCGATGGGTTTTAACACACCGACAATTACAGATGATGAGGATGATGATTTTGAAAAAAATGATAGAGGTGGAGACGAACTATTTATACCTAATATGATGGCAACACCTTTTCAACAAGACGTAATTAAAAAAACAGCAGAAGAACTTAGTCCTATTGAACTAGCTATACAACAAAGAGATGCACTAGCTGGACCAAGAGCCTTTGCAAAAGAAGGTGGGATCATGGATCTTGAAACAGGTAGACAAATGTATTTCTTAGGTAAACTAGTTAAAAAAGCAAAACGTGCAGTTAAAAAAATTACAAAGTCACCACTAGGTAAAGCTGCATTAATAGGATCAGCTGCTTTTGTTCCTTTTGGAGAAAAAGGGAGTTTGTTTAAAAGATTTATGAATACAGGCATAGGTTCAAGTGTAGGAGACTTTTTTTCTAACATGGACACGAAAGATAAATTTGGTTTAGCTGCAGCTGCAGGATTAACAGCAGCACCATTACTATTTCAACAAGATGACTCAGATGATGAATATCAAAAATTTTTAGCGTCAAGAGGGGCATCAGGTCAGGGATTAAATATACAAGGAATTAGAAACGACCCTTATAGTTTTTTAGCTAGACCTTTTAAAGCTGAGGGTGGAATAATGAGATTAGGTTTTGATGATGGCGATAAGGACCTATCAAAAGATCCTAACTACAAAGGTTGGAAAAAAACATATGAGACAAATCCTGACGCCGCAGAGATGAACGAGAATCATAAACGGTATCTAAATTTCTACGAGAGAAACAAAAACGCACAAGCAGAGGGTTCTAAGGAGCCAGTAGCAAAGAAAACAATGCCACTGTTAGACATGGGGGGTATGGAAAAAGATTATAGAGAAGATGGGGGATTTGTGCCTATCGGACGTATGGAGAAGGCAGATGATGTACCTGCAAGATTATCTAAGAATGAGTTCGTATTTACAGCCGATGCAGTCAGAAATGCAGGTGACGGAAATGTGGACAAAGGCGCAGAAGTTATGTATAACATGATGAAAAACCTCGAAGCCGGGGGTGAAGTATCAGAAGAATCGCAAGGCTTAAAAGGCGCACGTAAAATGTTTCAAACATCACAAAGATTAGAGGAAGTATTATAATGGCCATTACAGAAACACGACAGCTACCAGCAAAATTTATTGAAGATCTAGGAGTAGATCTAGGTAAACAAATAGTTGCACAATCTGGTGTTCCTGTAGTTGCACCTGGAGCAGGTGGTATCACACAGCTAGCAGGTGAATCAGCTGCAGATTTTGCAGCAAGACAAAAAGCTGGACAACAGTTTGATATTAGACAACAAAGTTTAGCAGGACTCGCACCAACAGTTGCAGGTCAAGATAGATTACAACAACAAGCACAAACGGTTGCAGAAGCAGGCATAGGTTCTTTTCAACCATTTTTACAACAAGCTCAAGCAGCAGGCACAGCCGCTGGAACAGCATTAGGTGGAATATCTACTGGTCCAATGACAACTGCACAGACCCAACAATTTATGTCGCCATATCAGTCACAAGTAATTGATGCTACATTAGAAGAGTTTGATCGTAACAGAGCTATACAGGAACAAGGTATACGAGATCAACAAGCAGCTTTGGGTGCGCTCGGCAGTGGTCGAGCGGGAGTGCAACTCGCAGAGTTTGGCACAGGGGCTGCGAGAGAACGGGCGTTATTACAAGCCGGTCTCTTGCAACAAGGTTTTCAACAAGCACAAGGAGCTAGACAACAGGACATTGCAAACAGGTTTGGTCTAGCACAAGCACAACAAGGTTTAGGTGGTTTCCAAGCAGGACTTGGAGCACAGCAACAAGCATTTACAGG